TATTGTAAACCTTGGCTGTGGTCTGGATGAAACCGGAAAGTCTTGCGATAATGGGCTTTGCCATATTGTAAATGTGGATTTTCCAGATGTTATAGAGGTTCGTAATAAGCTGACAGCTACACAGGAAAGAGAAAAAAATATTGCCTGCGATTTAAAAGATTATTCGTGGATGGATGAGGTAGACGGTTCAAACGGAGTTATTTTGTTTGCTGCCGGAGTATTTCATTATTTTAAAAGAGATGAAAAAATTTTAGAATTAGTTAATATATTAAAAAATGCAAAGTATTTAGTTTTCTTTGGAGGAGCAGGTACTTCAACTGAAATTACTTCAATAAACTACCAAATTAAAAAGAGAGCCTAAGCTCCCATTTTAATAATATTTATGACTTTATCCATAGTATCAGCAAAGTTAGTATTTAAAACTAATGATGCCTCACTGTCATATTGAGTATTTTCATTATTGATTATCACTAAATTTTTACCTTTAAAATATCTTAAATAATAAGCAGCAGGATACACTGTTAAACTTGTTCCTGCAACGATTAAAGTGTCTGCTTGTTCTAATTGATAAATAGCTTCATTAACCACAGCTTGATTTAAATTTTCACCATATAGAGTAACATCAGGTCTAACTATACCACCACATTCACAAGAAAAATTATTGTCTGCTGTTTTTCCACAATCTAAACAATACCATCTTTTAAGACTTCCGTGTAATTCTAAAACATTTTTATTTCCTGCCATTTGATGTAAATCATCTATATTTTGAGTAATAACAGCTTTTAAAACTCCAATTCTTTCTAACTCATCCAAAGCTAAATGTCCCTTGTTAGGCTTTATTCCATTAATATTTAATTCATTTTCGACATACTCCATAAAAATATTTCTATGAGAATAAAAGAAGTCTGAACTTAATACTTCTTCTGGTCTGTATTTTCCCTTGTATAAAGTGCTATATAAGCCGTCTTTTCCCCTAAAACTTTTTAATCCACTATCTGTTGAAACTCCTGCTCCTGTGAAGAAAATAAGATATTTAGAATTTTTTATAATATCAGCTAATTTTTGAATTTTATCTTCCATTTACATCACCTCTTTTTTAGAGTATAACACAGTAACAAAAAAAAGCAACTTATATAGAGTTGCTTTTTAATAGAATAAAATTGAAATTTTCAATGGATAAAAGGATATTACTCTAATTTCTTTTATTAACATTTTTAAAATTTTTCTTGTTTCTATAACATCTTCTTCATCATAGTTTTCAATAATAAATTTCAACTTTTCTAAAAGTTTTATATCATTATTTTTTGGAATATTTAAATTCTTTTCAAATTCAAGTTTTTTTTCTTTTGCAATTTTAATTCTAGTATTAAGATCTTTAAATCTCTTTTCAAGTTCATCTTCACTAATATAACTTTTTTGAAATAGATTTATTATTCTTTCTCTCTCATTTTCTAATACTTTTAAATTATTTTCAAGTTTTAATAATTTTTTTTCATTTTTCTCAATATCATTAGGGTTATAATTATTTAAATCTTCTAATTCTTTTGAATTTAAAATCATTTCTTTAATAGTTTTATCCATGATTTTAGCAGAAAAAGACTTCTTGTGATTTTTATTTTTACATGAATAAGAGTAATAAGCATATTTAGTATTGTCTTTATAACTCCTATTCCTCTTTTGCTGATACATCTTATCTCCACATTCACAATAAATCATAGATGAAAACAGTAAATAAGGTTTATAATCTCCATAAACAGCTCTTGATTTTATATTTTTTTCTCTAATAGACTGACAAAATTCAAATAATTCAAGAGGAACAATTGGTTTATGAAGTCCTTTATACCACTTTATATCTTTTTTACTTACTTGAGTTCTATTTTTTTGATTTAATTCTTTTACATATTTTCTTAGAGGGACATAACCAATATAAATTTTATTATCAATAATATCAACTATATCCATTCTTGTTTTATTAAATATTCTAGCAGTTTCAGTTAGATTAAAATTTTTAGCATATGTTTCAAAAATACTAAGTATATAAGGAGCCTTTTCAGGATCAGGAATAATCATTTTATTTTCTCCTCTGATATAGCCTGTTGCTGGTCTACCATGAACAAAATATCCTGCTTTTGTTTTTTCTTCCAAGTTACTTTTTATTCTTAAAGACATCTGCTTTAAATCTTCAGTACCCCAAGCTAAGAATATAGAAAGTGTCATAAAATCTTTTAAATATGGCTGTGAGATACTATCAAAAGTAATTTTATATAATTCTAATTCTTCAAAAAACTTCATTCCTGTTGAAATTTTTCTTGCTATTCTTGAAATTTCCCAGAAAACTATTTTAGTATATATTTTCTTACTAATAGCTTCAAAAAGTTCGTTAAACTCTTTTCTGTCATCTATTCTTCCACTTTCAATATCTTGGTAAACTTTTAAGATTTCATAACCCTTCTCTTTGCAGTAGTCTAAACATTTTTTTAATTGAAGATTAAGGGAACTATCACTCCCTTTATCTCTAGTTTGTTCTTTTTTTGATACTCTAATATAAATTGCAACTTTTTCCATTTATGAAGCCTTTTTCTTTAAAATTAATTTATTGTAAAGTTCTTCAATTTGTTCTACTACTGCTCTTTTTATTATATTTATTTCTTCATTTTTTACTGGTTTATTAGTTTCCATAATCTACTCCCTTTAATATAAGACTGTGGAGCTTTTTTATTCCAAAATCTTTTTATCTTAGTTCAATTCTATTTAATTTTCTATACAAATTTTACAATCTGTTTCTGGACAATATATTTCTCCATTATTCCATTTTTTATTTGAAGCAAATTGATGTCCACAATTACATTGATATAAATATCTGTTACCTTTCATTCTATTTTTACCATTTCTTTTTTTAGATTTTGCTTTTAATCTTTTGTAGCCTTTATTAAATTTAAAATAAATACCATTCCCAAAATATTGGTGTCTACCTAAACCTGTATAAAACATTTTCCAAGTTATTTTACAAGCCTTTCTATTATTGCTTTTTGAATATTTTTTTGCTAGTTTAATAATTTCTTTACTTATTTTTTTAGCCATTCAAATTCACCCATTCTTTTTGCTCTTTCTTCGTTTTTAAAAATTTTATTTCAGACCACATTACTTCTGACAACCATTCTCCTAAAAGTTCATTTAATTTATCATCACTATTTACTATTTCTTTTGCTTCTTTTTCTGTATAATCCCAATCATCAACTAAATCTATAACTTTTGCATTAGTACTATGACTATTACTTAATAAAAATCCAACTCTATATTTACTCACTTATTCCTCCTGACATTCTATAATTCCAGTACCTTAAATAGCCAAGTCTATAAATTTTTGATAGAACTATATCATTCACAGGCTTAGCTTCTTTGTTTATTTTAGGTTTTCTATAACATTCGATCGTTCTATATGGAATACTACATTTCTTTTCTACTGCTATTAAAATTCCACATTCTTTTGGAATTAATTCTAATGCTTTCTCTTTCATTTCTTCTGGAAAAGCATAGTAGAAATTTTTTATATTTCCATCTTTATGTTGATGTTTTTTCTTAAAATCTGCCTTTAAATCAGATAAAGATATTTTTATTTCTACTTCAGTTAAATAGCATTTTTTAGTAACAATTAGCATATCACATTCGTGATTTACTATGTTTCTCCAAGTCGCCGGTTCTACTTCTGTATCAAGCCAGGCATTATTTTTAGTTACTCTTGGAACAATTGCTAAACTTCCACTTTGAAAATAGGTATAAATTAATGATTCCATTTTATGTGTGGTCATCCAATTACCTCCAGTATTTGCAAGAAAAATCTTCTTGTTGCTCATAACCAAGCTCTATAGTTGTAGCTTCTGATTTTTCAATAACAAAATTATTTATTTCATCTGAAAGTTCATCTGCTAAATCATATAAATCATTAGGGTCTAAGAACCTTCTGAAATGATTATCAAAAAATTTTGTAATAATATCCAAAGTTCCCCAGTAAGAAGAAGGAACATCTGGATAAAGTTTTTCATTCAAAATAGTACATTTTCCTTTGTTATAGTTAGAACACCATTTACAAACTTTTTCCATTTAATTCACCTAGTATCCTAGTTGTTCATGTAAGTCTGGATTTTCAAAAATGTTGCCAACAATTTCAAAGTCTCCTTCTCTGTCTGAAAGATGTTCTGTAATATTTTCATAAGAAACACGATAAGTCCCATCTTCATCATCATAGGAAATTAATCCATAAATATCATCTATACCATCATTGAATTTAATTACATCTGCTTCATAAAGCTCTTGACCTGCTTTGTCTTTTGCTCCTGAAAATTGTAGAAGCTCTATATCTTTAAATGCAGCAGTTTTATAATTTTCATTAAATAAATTACCATCTTCTGTGTATCTTATATATTCATAGTTAAAATCTATTCCAATAATAGCAACCATTTTCTTTTCTTTCTTCAACCAGGCTTTCATTTTAAATTCTTTCATTTTATCCTCCTAAGCAGTTTTAATTTTCATAATTTCTCTATCAACCATATCTAAGTATTTTTTAGATGATTTTATTAATTCTTGAACTTCTTCTTTTATATCAAGTTCATTAACTAATTTTTTTATTCTATCTAATTTAAAATTT